ACTTAGAGTTAAAACTCTAAATTCGTATAGTTCTGTTTTTCAGACTACCCAAACGAAACCATACTGGGCAGAATTGCTCCACGATGTTAGGCAATTCCCACTATGTTGGCAAATTCCCACTTAAACGCATCAAAATATTTGATTATGCCATATTTTAAGATAAACCAAGCAAAACTCTCGCAAGAGCAACATGACAGATGTATTGACTGCCCATTGCTCGGAAAGATACCAGAACACCAACGGCAAGGCAAATGGACTTTTGTATGCTGTGCAACAGGCAAAGCAATGACTGCAATTAAGGTCAGGACAAAGGCCAGCTCAAAAGACAAGAAGCATCCATTGCACAGGTCTTGCGATGGTGGCATCTGGCGGGCATGGTTTGATGCCAATCCGCATCATGTCTTCACAATTCCGCTTGACCGCTTCATTGCGTGGCGACAGCCTTATATAGAATCACTCGGACTTAAAATTGATTTCCCAGAATGATAGACATTGTTATACCTTGCTCCCAAGAGGATGCAAAGCTCTTGCCATCATGTGTGCAAGGCGTGAGAGAGAATGTTGCAGATGGTGTTGGCGACATCTATGTTGTAGCACCATACACCAAAGACATTGAAGGTGTGTGCAATCTTTTCGGACTTAACTATGTAGATGAGCGCGAGCTTATGGGCTTTGGCAAAGAAGACTTGAATCTGCCATCACTTGCAAGGCCTGCTTGGATTTATCAGCAACTAATCAAGTTGAATGCCTACACATTGCCAGTTAGCGAGGACTTTCTTGTCATTGATGCAGACCACACATTGCTAAGAAAGCATTTTTTTGTTTTGCATGACAAGTATGTCTTATATGCAAGCGAGGAATGTCATAAACCATACTTCGAAGCAATAGAGAATCTGTTTGGCGGTGAGGTTGAGCAAACTTATGACTTTAGCTTTATTTCAGACAAGATGATTTTCAACAAGACTTGTATCGAAGAGATGCTTGCAAAAATTGAGAGTCATTGCAAGTGTTATTGGATTGAAGCCATCGAGAAGAAGTGCCCAAATGAATATAACAACTTCTCGGAATACGAAACTTATGGCAACTGGCTAATTGCGAGGAAAGGCATACACATACGCAAAGACATGAGATTCAAGGCAAGAAAATTCATCCATCTCGAAGAGGCAAGTTATAATGACTTAAAGCAAGAGTTTGGTGATTTGTATATGTCTATAACGCAAATGAAATATTGAGGTATGGAAATCAAAGGCAAGGTGCATTGCTTCTTTGAGCAGTCTGGCACATTTAAAAAGGAATTTATCAAGCTGGGCATTCCTGCTGAAGACTACGACATACAGAATAACTTTGGCGAGACAGATCATGTGATAGACCTTTTTGCAGAAATCGAAAAGGCGTATCAGGGGGGGCAAGTGTCTTTAATTCAATAAGTTACGATGATTTAATAATGGCTTTCTTCCCTTGTATATATTTCTGTGAAGGAAATACAAGAATGTTTCGATTTGAAGATAAGTCGCACGAAAAACAAACGCACAGAGAGGCTGTTGATTCAATGATAGAAAGAAGCCAAAACAGGCAATACTTCTTTGAGTTGGTATTGAAGTTGTTTTGTGTTTGCGACACGAATGGCATTCTCTTAATTAACGAGAACCCATACTCGACAATACACTATCTATATCAATATTTTCCATATCGTGCAGCACTTATTGATAAAGATAGAAGTTTGAGAGGTGATTTCTTTGTAAAACCGACTCAGTATTGGTTCATTAACTGTGAGCCAACACATCTCTCTACAATGAAGAAGAACAAAAACACAAAAACAATATGGAGTGCAAAGGGAAGTGGAAAGTCAGGACTATGTAGCGAGGAACGCAGCATGATAAGTCCAGACTATGCGAGGAACTTTATATGCGACTTTATTCTTGGCAAACCACAAAAACATACACAGCTAACCTTATTCTAAAACGAGGCACAAGTAAAATCAAAACGTCACACTAGTAAATTGCAATCGTCACACTAGTAAATTGCAAACATCAAACGTGAAGAATGAATTATGAACATAGGACTTATAGATGTGGATGGGCATAACTTTCCCAACCTTGCGCTTATGAAGTTGAGCGCATACCACAAGGCGCAAGGCGATCTAGTGGAATGGGCAACACCTTTCCAACATTATGACAGCATTTATATGTCTAAGGTGTTCAACTATACGCCAGATGACAATTATATTTACGATGCTGACGAAATCATTAAAGGTGGAACTGGTTATGACATAGCAAGCCAACTACCAAAAGAGATTGACCGCTTGCAGCCTGATTATTCCATTTATCCATTCATAGACAATAAAACCGCATACGGATTCCTCACAAGAGGTTGCCCAAACAAATGTGCATGGTGTGTAGTTCCTAAGAAAGAGGGGAAGATACACCCATATATGGATGTTGAGGAAATAGCAATAGAAGGTCGCACAAACCTTGTGCTTATGGATAACAACATACTTGCAGCAGCCGAGTATGCGGTGCAGCAACTTGAGAAGATTATAGAGAAAGGTTACAGAGTGGACTTTAATCAAGCACTCGATGCAAGGCTTGTGGATGACAGATTTGCGAAGCTGCTTGCGAGAGTCAGATGGTTAGACAGGCGCATCCGTTTCGGATGTGACACACACGCACAAATAGCACAATGCGAGAGGGCCATTGAATTGATAAACAGTTATGGCTACAAAGGAGAGTATCTTCTTTACACAATGCTGGGGGGCAAGAATGACATTATCGAGTGCTATGAGCGCACACACTATTGGTGGCTACGCAGTCAGAAATGCAGAGAAAGGCACAAGCCAAACATATACATTCATTCGCAGCCATATCGTGATCCAAGCAATCCAAATCATGTCATACCACAATGGCAAAAATGATATGGCATCGTGGAGCAACAAACTTCAAGTGTTCATGATGTCGGAATTTAGAGATTTTGAGCCACGCAAAGGCTTTAAGTGCAAGGAATACTTTAATAACTAAACAATAGGAACTATGGAAGAACCAAAGAAAGTAAAGTGGCACATACATTGCACTCTTCATGACAAAAATGTAGGCTTTGGTATATGGTGTTATGCTTGCAAGGATTGCAAGATGCCAGATAACTTGCCTTTTTTCCCTACGGATTTGAGGCTTTGCATTTATCAAAAACATATCGAAGAAAACTAAACAATAGGAACTATGGATGAGAAACTACTGACATGGGAAGAGTTCAAGGAACTATCCATGAATGAGAAGAAGACCAAAGAGGAATGGGATACCTTTCTTGAGAAAAGCAGAATCTATGACGATTATATTATGCTTTCGCAACAACGCGATGGGGAAAGGTTTTCTTTCGAGGAAAAAGAAAAATCATTGAAAAATAAAATCAATGAGTTAAGAACACAAAAAAATAGTTATGCAGATATGTATGCCCAACTTGCGCATACAACACAAGATGTAATGCGCGAAAAAGAATCTTTAGAAAAAGAAAATGCAAGACTCAAAGCAAAGCTAAACAAGCGCACCATCTGGCAACGACTTGGACTTAAACAATAAAACTATGAACTACATACAAACACACGCAGAGGGTAGTGATTGCACCGCTCCTTATGATGTAACAGACTACAAAGCCACAAACGCAAAGGACTTTGTGGATGAATTGCTAAGGCAAAAGGACAATAACAGTTGGGGCAAAATTTATGTTGAATCGAAATGTGTCGGCCTTATTGTCAATGATGAAGTAAACTTCGACAGATGTGTCAATAGTTGGGTAGAGTATAAGGGCCAAACCATCCTTAATCGCATACCAGAAGAATGGGGCTTTATCAAGATTAAAGAGGTAAAGGCAGCAGGCGGTTGGGGTTGCATGGACTATCGCATCATTGCGGATGAAACTCCAGCAGAAGACAATCCACTATTTTACGAAGAGCCTGCAATTAACAAAGTTTTTGGTGCTGTCAATGTATTAAGTGGACTAAAGGCTCGCTATGAAGTAGAATTTCAAGGTATGAGGTTTACAAACAAATTATAAAACTATGAACAAAGACATAAACAGTTACAAGCGACAACTGAAGAAGTATGTGAAGCAGAGGACTGGAGAAGAGTTCAAGACATGGCTGGAGCCACAGCTCCATGCAGCAGCTCTCTGCTTGCAGATGTTGGAAAAGGTGCATGAGGAATTGATAAATGGCAAACTCGTCACTCCAAGACAAGGCTCGAAAGAACAATGGTACAACGAAGTCAATCCCTTAATGCCGACTTACAAAGAGTTGCAGCGCACCATCACCTTACATTATGAGGCTTTGGGCATCAATTACAAGTCGAAGCCAAATAACATCACAATCAACACGCAGAGTGGTGGAAGCGAGCAAGACAAACTGACAAGCACACTCGAAGCAATTAAGAATGTATGAATGAATTAGAAAAACAAAGAGCAGTTACAATACTTCGTGAGCGGTTTTCTGGATGTGAGGGAATTTTAGAGAGAATAGATGAAAGACTGCGTGAGTATCTCATGCACCTTTGCCGTTTCCCTGACGAACACAATGCTTATGAGATATTGTGCGGTGTGAAGTTCCTGCGCCTTTTCCGTAAGTATAGTTTCAACTATAAGAAGGTTCGGCAAGTCATTCGCTTGCGCGAAGGCGAATGGCAGTTTAATGAAGGGGAGTGGCGTTATGTGTGCGGTGGCTTGAAGCAACCTGGACTAAGAGAGCCAAAGGTGTACAGATGGGAGCCTTTCCAAGTGTTTGTGCTTGCAAGTGTGTTCGGCTTCTTATGCGAAGACCAATATGAACATGATCTGCGAAGACTCTGCACAGACTTCACATTCTTTGCACCTCGCAAAACCGACAAGACTGGACTATCGGCTTACATTCAAGTCATCTTCTTTCTTTTAGAGGATATGAATGCAGAGTCTTATTGCTGCGCCAACTCAAGCGACCAGAGCAAGCTACTTTTCCAAAGAACCACGCAAATGCTCAGGCAGCTTGACGATGGGCACAGGCTTCGCATCACACAGACTGTTGCAGATTGGAGACCACAATTCCAAAGTGTCCGCAATTCAAGCATCAGGCCTTTGTCGGCTGGTGGCAAAACAAAGGATGGTATGTTTGCACAGCTTTGCTGCGCAGATGAGTTTGGCTCTGCACCTTATACAAATGGCAAGAGCGACATGAAGATGCTTGTGGATGTAGTGAGCTCAAGCATGGGCCCAAGAAAAGAGCCACTTGTCTTCACTACTACAACGGCTGGGCGCATCACCAATGGGCCTTTCATAGAGAAACTGGATGCTTTGCACAATCTCCTGCGCAATGAATTGATATGGGATGCGGATGAAAGCACTTGCACACTCTCTTATGATAGGATGCTTTGCTTGCTCTTAGAGCCTGACGATTGGGAAAAGCGAGATGAGGAATACTTGCTCACATCAAAAGAACTGCGAAAGAAAATCAATCCTATGCTGGGAAAGATAGTGCAGCACCAGTTCTATGACGATGGTGCAGCAAAGGCAAGGCTCGAAGGTGACACAGGAGAGTTCATCTCGAAGTACATCAATGTCTATCAATCGAAGACAGTCAGGGAGTGGCTAACGGCAGAGGAAATCAGGGCTTTGCAGATTGACAGAAAGATTGATGACTGCATAGACTCGGAAGGATGGCTTGTTTGGTGTGGCTTGGACTTCTCGAAAGGTGATGACTTAAACGGAGTGTCTTATCTGGCATATAACACTCGCACAGGAGAGTTCTTTGCAGATATGGACTCATACATGAGCGAGAAAGCAGTAAATGAGAGCCCAATCCATGAACTTCTGCACAAATGGAGTGAGCAAGGGCACTTGCACATTGTGCCTGGGCAGACATTCGATCCATCGTGGCCTGTCAATAGGATTGTAGAGCTGGATGCAAAGGGAGTGAACTTCTGTGGCTTTGGGTACGATCCTTACAATGCGAAGGTAGTGCTTAATGCACTCTCGCAATGGGTGTTCGACATTGGGCTTGATCCAAAGCAGCTCATCCAACCTGTCAGGCAGAACTTTGCCACATACAATCCTGCCGTTGCAGAGTTTGATTATATGGTGAAGCGAAGCACAGACGATGGTGCAGGGCATCAGATACCAAACCCCATGATACACTTTTCAAAGAATAGTCTATGGCCTTGGGAGTTTGGCTCCTGCATATTGCAAGAGTCGAGTGATGGGATGTCGAACTTCAAGCCAATTAAGCGAGACCAGAGCGGTGGCAAAGTGGATAATATACAAATGCTGCTATCGGCACTTATATTGTACGATGCAGCAGAGCAAACAATCAATAAATAACTAACTAAATTTAAGGAACTATGTTTGACGATTTAACAAGAAAGGGATTCTTTGGCTTGTTAGCCATTGGAGTAGTGGTTTTATTGCTTTTCATTTGCCTGCTTATGTGGGGAATGCCAACTTATAATGTATGGCAACAGGAGCAAGCAGGAAAAGCAGAGTATGCAAAAGCAGAACAAAACAGGCGCATCAAGATTGAAGAGGCAAAAGCAAACCTTGAAGCAGAGAAACTGAATGCACAAGCAGAAGTCGAAAGAGCAAAAGGTGCAGCAGAAGCCATCAAGATTGAGAACGGCTCAATAACGCCAGCTTACATTCAGTATTTATGGGTACGACAGCAGAATGCCAACACAAACAACAAAATCATCTACATTCCAACAGAGGCAGGTCTGCCAGTTTTAGAAGCTGGAAGGTCTAACAATCAATAATGTTTAACTAATTAAAGGAACTAACTATGAGTACAGCAATAATTATTTGTACTATTGTATGGGTGGCTTGCGCCATCGTGTGTTTTGTATGTCTTTACCTTGCAAAAAAACAAACCAAGGTGCTGGATAGTCAGCAATTAGAATTAGACAAGCAAATAGCATGGGCAGAGGCTCTACTAATGGAAGCGAGGGAGAAACTTGCAAAGGCTAAAGAAACAAGAGCAGAGACAAAAGAGAAAATCAAAGCAGCAGAGGCTCTTGTCCACGACACAATCGAAGAACTTAGAAGAAGAGATGCAAGGGAATTTGCCATTAAGAAAGGCTTAAGGCAGATGCAGCAAAAGCATCCTTGCAAGCCAACTCTTTATGAGTTTATGCCAAATACTTTTACAAGGCGAGATGTGAAGAATGCTTGCAAACTAAATGGAATTAAAAGTCCATATCGGACATTCATTCACAAATGGCTACACAAAGGAATGATTGAGCAAGTAATAGATGCAGCAGGGTGTTCATACAAAAAGATAAACCATAAAAACTAAATCACTATGACACAAAAAGAGTTTTACTTGAGAGCCATGCTTGCAATGGCTTCAAATCCAAAGTATGTGGAAATGCGCAAAGATGAGGATAATGGAACAGATTTTCCAGTCTTGCTTACAGAGGCAATAGAAATAGATGCGAAAGACCTTGCTGAAGAGGCAAGAACGAGTTGGCCTGATTGCTTCGACAATCCATTCGAAGAGCCTCTTGAGTCAAGAAACAAGTTGCTTGAGAACATAGGAACTGCCATTGAGAACTTGGCATCCATAACGGAGCCAGATGGCAAACTTGATATGCTTTATTCCGAATTGGCAGATATGCGCAGAGCAGTCGAAGGAATGAATCAGTATGTTGAGGTTCGCATTAAAGATGAAGATGAATAGTAACCCCTGAAGCATATTTCACTTGTATAATACCCCTTGGGGCTTTTGGATGAGTGTTTTTCATAGCATTCCGTTAAGTCGAGGCTGGGTAGGCCTGCATAGGTACAGAAGAGAAACTGACGGATTTTTAACTGTTAAGACCATGAAACATAACGAGGAATACGACATGGAGCTGATGGGTGGCGTTTTGAAGGGATGCCTGTCAGCCATTGCATTTTGGGTGGTTCTAATCTTGTTGCTCTTGTGCTTCGCAAGTTGCAAAAGTGTCAAGTATGTTCCAATCATCGAGCATCACACAGATACTTGTTACATCACAAAGCATCAGCGAGACTCCATTTGGATGCACGATAGCATTCATGTTAAAGAGCAAGTGAAAGGTGACACTATCTTTCTTTGGCAAGAGAAGTGGCACACCAAATACATAGAGAAGCAAATCCACGATACAACATATATTTCAAAGATTGACTCCATTCCGCAGCCTTATCCTGTCGAAGTAAAAGTTGAGAAACAACTCAACTGGTGGCAGAAGTTCAGGATGAACGTGGGAGTAATAGCAATGATTGCCTTGCTCATTTGGGCAGTTTGGCAGGGAGCCAAGTTCTATATGAGAAGATTCTAGTAAGTTGTTTACAATATGCTTCCAAGTCGAGGCTGGGTAGGCCTGCATAGGTACAGAAGAGAAACTGGAAGCAGGCGGTCTTTCTAAATCCTTTGATCGCCTAATCATAATTTTATCTTTGTGCCTCGAGGGTGTCTAGTTGGAAGATGCCTTCGAGGTTTTTTTGTAACATAAAATGTCTAAAAAGTTGCACATTTGAGATACTTTGTGCAATTTGTAGCAAGAAAAATAAAGAAAATGCAAGAAAAATAAACTTTTTTGAAAAATAATTGTGTAAATACTTGCACATATCACAGAAAATGCCGTACTTTGCAACAGAAACAAGAACAAATAACAATTAAATCTGGGGGCAACAGTAATTCCGCACAAAATTATGAAGACTACAATTTTTAGCCAACTTAGCAAGGACACACGCGAAAAGTTAGCATTTGCACTTAACGATGCGATTACGGAATTAACATCAGAAGAAGAAGGTGGCTTTGCAGGATTTATAAACAAGAATCTTGAAGGATCAGATGCTTTTTATCAGATGTGGGCAATGGGCGTTATTCAAATGAAAAGAGACATGGCAGACGAATTAAAGAAGTAGAACAAATAGCGGGGGCTTTTATTAGCTCCCGCGTGCACACGCAAACATAACTTAATATTAACTAATAAAACAAAGGAATTATGTACAAAGTATTTTATTCGACTCCAAGCGAGTTTGAGCAAGCGGTTGTTATTCCAGGCTTTAAGCCAGCATAGTTTGAAACATTAGAAGAAGCAAAGGCTTTTATTAACACAAAAGTGCGCGATGAAGAAGAGGTTGGGCCTTATGACAATTCCAATTCTGCAACTATTCGCTATGAGGTATACGATGGATCTCCATTTAATGAAGACGAAGAGGTAACGGCAGAACCTGTTTATATGAGTGATGAATACTATTTTAGACCTTAAAGACATGGTGCTATGGAAAGCAAGTTTAATACAGATGGCTTCTGCAAGAAACTATCATTGGATGAGATTAAGGAATGTAGAAAGCAGCAAACACGAGAAAGAATAGGCATTCGCATTGCAACACTCCGAAAGTTAAAAGGATGGAACCAAGAGGAATTGAGTGATAAAGCAGGGCTTCAACGGACACACATCTCTCGCATTGAGGCCGGCAAGTATGCAGTCACACTTGAGACCATCCAAGCCATTGCAGAGGCATTTGGTATGACAGTTGACATCATAGACAAAAGGCTTGCAGACTTAACACCGCTCAAGACATTGTAAAGGCTTGCAAGAGCAACAATCAAAGGCGAGGCAGAAATGCTTCGCCTTTTTGTTTTAGTACCCCTTGCACTATGTTTTGCTTGAATTAAAAATGAACAATTAAGAATTAGAAATGCAAATAGATTTCGGTAGCATAGAGAGTATTATTGGCTTGCTCTTTGGTGGCGGTGGTATAGGTGCTTTGCTCACTTGGAAATTCACAAAACGCAAGGCAAACGCAGAAGCAGGGAGCGCAGAGGTGGATTTGGCGCAAAAGGTGCAAGACACCTATCAGGATATGCTTGAGTACAAGCAGAAAGAAGTTGAAGATAACCATAGGCTCATAGATGAGCTGCGAGCGGATCGAGACCACTACAAAGCAGGCTATGAGGAAATGCGAGACAGACAGGACAAGACCGAAGAAAAGGTGCGATGTCTTGAAGAGAAAGTTGCTAAAAATGCAAGCGAGCTTGATATGATGCGCCCTTTAACTTGTAGTGTCTTTAATTGCGAATCGCGCAGAGTTATCTTGTCAAATGATGAAGATAAAAGTCCAAAGCGCAAAACAACTAAAAAGGCTGCGAAATGAAACTGACTCAACACTTTACACTTGAGGAACTTGTTGCCAGCTCTACTGCAAAGGCAAAAGGCATTAAAAACACACCATCCACGCAAGAGATAGTTAACCTAACGGCTCTTTGCGTTTGTGTGCTTGAGCCACTTCGCCAATGGTGGGGCAAAGAGGTCAAGATTGGTTCTGGCTTCCGGTGCGCAAAACTGAATGCAGCAGTTGGTGGCGTTAGCAATAGCCAACATATGACTGGGCAAGCAGCAGACCTTTGTCTTGATGGTGACATCCAGAAAGGCAAGCGGTGGTTTGATTACATCAAGCGCACTCTGCCATTTGACCAACTCATTTGGGAACATAACACCAAAGGCACATACTGGGTTCATGTATCATATAACGCACAAAACAAGAATCGCAGACAAGTTATTGACAATTTATTGAAGAAATAGGTTCTTTTTCATATTATTCTTTACCTTATTTGATTACGTTTTCGACTTGAAAAGCCTCGCTGCGAAGCGGGGCTTTTTGCTTTACGGCACATAGTACCCCTTGACATACTTTTCAAACGAAAAGTATATGGCAGAAGATCTAGATAATGGTTACATCAGTATCGAAGGCTACAAGGAAAACGCAATGATACTGGATCACCTATTGACAACCGATGCAGACTTTGCAAAGGCTTTCCGTCAGTTGATACGCAAGTCACTCCAGGCAGCGAAAAGGCGCATAGGTAGTGACATAAGGTTTTCGTCTGCAATAAAGCAAGATCCGCGAGATGCTTACAAGGCCGTAAAGGTGGCTGCATACAAAAGCATATTTGGTGGTAGCATCAGCATCTTAAGCAAAAGAAAGGCTGGCTCCTTGCGAACAACCTACCATCCACCGCATACCCTAACATCAGGGCAAAGGGGTGGAAACAGAAGGGCAATAAGCGCACGAACCATGAATGTGATGTCATATTATGGAGATGATAGAAGTTTCATTTTAAGGTGGCTTGAAGAGGGAACAGAGGAGCGCATAGTGAACTTTAAGCCAGATGATAGGCGGGAGCATATACATCGTGGCTCTCGCGGTGGAAATGTCGACAAGTACGGCAAAACCATCAATACTGGTAAAAGAGGCAGACTTGTCAAGGGCAATGTCTTTTCTCTAAATGCACCGAAGGAAATGCAGCAGGCTGTGAATGAAATATCAGAAGCAATAGTTGAATACATAAACAAAGTTATAGATGGCAAACAGTGACTTTCTCATCCGCGCGAAAGCGGACACTAGTAACTATGATGCAAACATAGCGAAAGCGAAGAAACAACTTGACAATTTTGCAAATGCAAATTTGAGTGCGGGTGGCATTTTGAAGCAAATGTCAGGTCAACTTGTATCTACTGCTGCGAAGTTTGCAAGTTTTGGTGCTGCTGTTGGTGGCGCAATGAAGTTGGCAAAGGATGCTTTCTTCGCAAGCGAGCAGAGCCTTGATGAATGGGGAAGGACTGTTGCATCTACGGAAAGCCTATATAAAGGCTTCTTAAATTCGCTGAATACTGGAGATATTAGCGGATATTTAAGTAATATTAGCGAAATAACAAGAGCAGCGAGAGAAGCCTATAATGCGATGGATGAGCTGGCAACTTATAACGCATTCAATCGCGTTAATATGGCAGAGGCAAGAAGTGGTTATACTGAAGCCGTTGCAGATTATAGGGAAGGAAAAGGAAGCAAGGATAGTGTTCAACAGGCGAGTGACAATTTGATAAAAGAACTTGAGACTCGCCAAAAGATGCAGCAAGAAGCATACGAAACAGCTATCAAGGAGTTGGCTGCGGAGCGAGGTGTAGATGCGCAGGATCTTCGTGCTGTTATGACAGGCACTTATGGCAATTATAAGGAGCTGAAAAGTATAGAATTGAGTGGAAAATCGGCAAACACTTGGGGTGGCGGTGCTGGTGGTGGTGGTATGTTTGGCTTTGCTGGTGGAACATCCACAAAGTCATTTGCAGTAAACGAACAAGAAAGACTTGCTCAAGCACTAAGAAACATAAACGACACAGAACTTGATGCCCTGCAAGCACTTGGCGAAACCGCAAAAATGACAAGTGTTGAAATAAACAACCAAAGGAAACAAGTTGCTAGAATATTAAATGGCAGGGAGCCAGGAACAAGTAGTGGAACAGGTGGCGGTGGCAGAACTAGTGGCTCTGGAAATAATAAGGTTATAGCAGAAAAAGAGCTGACTCCACTCCAAAAGGCACAAAAGGAAATATCAAGTCTTACCGATGAAGCATTGACTGCCGATAGCGCAAGACTTGAAGTTATAAAGAAGGAAATTGCTGCACTTCAGCAAGAAGTGGCATATTACAAAGAAATAGAGCAAATTGTCACAGGCAATCTTCCAAAACTGAATCAGCGAGTTGGTGTAGTTCCTGAAGAAATTGCGAGAATGGAAGCAACTGCTCCTGCCATTGGTGCAAATAAAAACGCAATGATGGACAAGATGCAAGCCGAACTTGCAGCAGTTGATACATCAACATTTGACATAATGCTGCGTACAGTTGTGCAGCATGGAATTGACTCTGTGGATCCAGACTTGACAACCATCCGCGACAAGATAGCAAAAGGATTGGATATCCCAGAAGAGGAATGGCAAGCATTGCAAAACAAGATAAATGAGCATCTGCAATCTCTTGGCATTGAGCCTATCAATATAGACTTCAACACAGGAGAGATAAAGACACTTAAGAAAGAGGGCGCATCAATAGAACAAGCATGGAGTGGAGTTGCAAAGTCTCTTGAGTCAGCAGGCGGTGCTTTGTCGGCCTTTGAAGATCCTGCACTCAATGTTGCAGGCACTATTGCGAAGTCACTTGCCAATGTAGCCTTTGCCTTTGCCCAATCCCTCAAGGGAACCGCAACACCTTGGGATTTCATTGCTGGTGTAGCAGGCGGTGTTGCAGCAATGGCAGCAGCAGTTGCAGCAATTAAGTCCATTGGAAAAGACACAGGTAACTATGCAGATGGTGGCATCATCCCAGGCAATAGTTATAGTGGTGATAACATGATTGCCCATGTTAATTCAGGCGAGTTAATTCTCAATAGGGCTGCCCAATCATCCCTTGCCAGTCAACTGCAAGGCTCTGGTGGCAATGTTGGCAAGTCTGAGGCAATAGTAACATCTGACACCATTAAACTTGTTTTGAGGAATGGCGCACAAAAAAGAGGTAAAACAATAAGCAATTATTTGGAACTATGAGCTACGGAGTGAGGTGGAGAGTCAATTTCATTGCTCGAAATGGTGACTCTTATAGAATAGACATTTTGCAATCTGGTTACACAAGTGAAGATATCACTCTTCTGCGTGGAGCCGAGAATCCCATTGAAACCGAAGAGGACAATTCCGATGATTTGTTTGCACCCATCCGCAAGCAGACAGGAACACTTAGGATTGCAGACGATGGCTTCGACTTGGATGGAAATGAATTTGATTACACAGAATTGCTGCCAGCCAACTTGCTGGATCATCAAGTGCAGTTGTATCAGGGCAACACTCTTCGTTGGATAGGCTACATAAGAGATGACGAGCTTACAAGTCCACTCTTTGAAGCCGTAAGCATCAGGGAGTATCATCTTGTTTGCCCTTTGGGAATGTTGTATGAGACACCTTTCACGTTCACCAATTCCGATTCCGTTCATACTTCTGCAATAACGATTGGTCAAATCCTATACAAAGCACTCAACACTATTGGTGTAAGTTGGGAATATGTCTGCAAAACAAACAATCTGCCAGACCGACAAGATTTGACCGCTTGCATATCACTCACCAACTTTTGCGATGTCACAAAAGCCACATATAACTCAAGCACGAATGTTGCAACATGGGAAGATGGAACATGGGGAGATGTGCTTGAAGAAATCTGCAAATTCTGGGGATGGACAATGTATTCAAGAGCCTTGACTGTCTTTTTGCTTTCAAGAGCCGAAAATGTGCCATTTACACATTTCGATTTTGAAGACTTGGAAGACGATGCAGAGTACACACTTGCAGATGATTCAGGCTCCCAGATACAGACTCACGATTTAGAGGAACTTAATTATGCCTCGACAAACCATAATGAGTCTGCTGCAAACGGAAAGCGAAATATCAAGATAACATCAGATGTAAATCCGAAAAATGATGTTATCAATCCAAGGCTGAATGAACTTGAGTACGACCTCATCCCTGCAACTGGTGGCGGTGGGATTCATGTGGCAGGAGATTATTCCTACGTTCAACTCAAGCAGAAGATGAACGGCTTAAACACAATAACTGTAAACCAAGGAAATCTCTTGCTCTATACTAACAATGTTCTTCAGACAGGCAGAGTTGCACCCTTTGTTGTAGAGATGGATGACTGCTGGAAAACACCGCTTGAGGGAGAAAGCGACAAGACGGACATCAATTTGAAGAATGACATTGTAGTTTGGTGGGGAACTTATGAGCCATCCAATCCGTATCTTCGAAGAATTTTCTCTGCCAGAACAATGGAAGATGTTGTGCTTCAACCAGGCAGCATGATAAGCATCACAGCAAACACAAGGCGCAACCTTATGGATGCCGATCCATATAACTACAATTCAACTGTGCCAAGTGGCACAAAGATTCTCGCACTTAACTTGGTTCTTCGTGTAGGCAACAAGTATTGGAGTGGCACTTATAACACCTCAACGAAAGTCTACAATGGTTCGTGGTCTGACAATCCAGCATTCCTTTATGCCAACACAGATGAAGTGGATAGTGGAAAGATTGCCACGACAAGAGACTTGCTCGATCCTCACAAGGGAGCCTCTGGCTATTGCATCTATGTAGATCAGGCAATGCGTGGAAGAATGGAGATTGCGGTGCTTTATATGTTGGGCAACTCATCGCAGACAGATTTCAAGATTCATTGTGTACTTGACAATCTCAAAGTGTCTATCTACAATCAGGATGATGTTATACAACCGACTGCCAAAGACACGCAAGAATACAAAGGGCAAGCATCAACAGACTTCCATGAGGATTTGGATGTGGACTTGGCACTCGCATCTGGTGACAATAACAAGTACGGAGTTGGGCAAGTCTATGATGTGGAATTTAACTTGCTAACGACAGTACCATTCCGCAAGGCATCAGGAACGGAAAACTTGCAACCAGAAGCGAGATTGCTTGAAAAGATGATATCGGCATATTCTTCAGTCGCAAAGAAATGTGTTCTTGAGATTATGGATGATGCGAATGTGGATCTTCCAAACGCAACATTCTACAACTATTGGGCAGGGAGTGATGGTTTCAATTTCCTTTGCTCTACGCACAACTGGCGAGATGCGACAATGCAACTGACAATCGTAAATAAATAATAATATGGCAACATTAGGCATCAATATTTGGATTTGCTTGGGAGAGGGTAGTGCTGCGCAGATTATTGCAGGCACTCGAAGCAATGAGATACAAACATCTATTGACACAATAGAGATAAGCAGCCCCACAAGCGGAATTTGGAAGGAACACATAACTGGCAGAAAGGAATGGAGCTTTACGACTGGATTTTTGTTGCTCACATCCAATCAGGCAAAAGATTTGCTCAATATAGGGCAAAGTTTTGTAGTGCAGATTCTTTCAAGAGAGGGCACAACAGTAGGAACACTCCTTCAAGGCACAGCAACTCTTAAATCTTGCAAGATAACGGCTTCGATCGGAAATCTCTGTCAAGGCTCATTCCAATTCGAGGGAAATGGAGAGCTGGCAGAGCCTACATAGTATTAGTTAGTTTTGGTTAATGTTGGAAAGGCGAGGCAGGGATGCTTCGCCTTTTTTGTTTTAGTACCCCTTAGAGCCACTTATGTCTGCTTTTTAGAAAGTACAAATTTTAATTAAACAGATATGAGCAATTTATTTAGCGGTTGGTTTAAGCGCGAATCGGCTCCCACTCCAGGAGTGCCAACCTCTACTGCTGAAAAAGCAGCACAGGTAGTGGCAGGCGTAGAGTGGAAAGAGAGAGTCGTAACTCCAACAGGGAGAAAGTCGCTTATAGTGCCCGCATGGTTTCGAGGTGTCTCGCTAATCATGCAAACAATGGGCCAAATGCGAGTACAATACCAGAGAATGAATGGAGAAGGTGGCAACTTTGTCGAAGACCGCTATGGTGATGCAAGGCGTTTGAATTGGCTCCTTCAAGTAAGGCCTAATCCTTTAATGACTGCATCGCAAATGCAGGAACAGATAGAGTTTCGCAAAATCTATTATGGTAATGCCTATGTATGGATCGAGCGGAATGCAAGCGGATGGCCTCTCGCTCTTTGGCTTTGTACTGGCGGGGGCTACAATCCTTTGACAGACACATACCAGCTTACCTATAACAGAGACACTCACCCTGCCATATTCATAGAAGCAAGTAGTGAGGATGTCTTGCACTTTAAGAACACCTTTATGACAGATGACTATTTCATGGGAGTTCCAACAATAGTCTACGCCATGAAGACACTCTCAATCGCAGCCACAGCAGATGAGCAGACACTCAAGGACATGGCGAAGGGTGGTAAGCACAAAATCATCTTGCAAGAGGAAAAATCACCTACACTTGGCACCAGGGGAAGAGCAAGCAAAGACCAACTCAAGAAAGTTGCTCAAGACTTCGCAAGCGACTGGGATGGTGGAGATGTTGTTTTGCTTGACAATGTGGCAGACACAAAGATTGTCAGCCAGACTGCACAGGAATTGAGGATGCTCGAAAGCAGAGGATTTGAGGTTAACGACATTGCAAGGATTCTTGGTATCCCGCGCATTATGATGATGGAAGATCAAGGTGCTTCATACAAGATGCCAGAACACGCAACACAGGAATTTCTGCTTCGTACTATTCAGCCTCGCATAAGGTCTTGCGAAGATGAGTACAACTCCAAACTTCTAAGCGAGTATGACTTTGGCAAGAGGCGTATCCATGTGTGCGAGCTTGCTCTTCGAAGACTTGATGCGAAAGGGCAGGCAGAAATCGACAAACTGCATCTCGAATCAGGATGGAGTGTTAATGAATTGCGCAGCCAATATGATTTGCCCAGCATCGAGGAAGGTAATGCCCACTATGTCAGCACTAATCTTGCAGAGGTTGGCAGCGAGAAGTTGAGAAGCAATGGCGGTGGCAGACCATCCGAAACACCAATAGAAACCAATAAAGACTCTCAAGAGGGAGAAGGGGGTGCAGAATGAAGTGGCTCACACTTGAATACATAAAAGAGCATAGCAGAATAGACTATGACATAGAAGACAATCTGCTGACTCTGTATGGAGAATCAGCAGAAGAGATGGTGCTGAATGTGCTTAATAGGAGTTACAACAATGTCCTTGAGACTTATAACGAAATTCCAGCACCATTGTATCAGGCTGCATTGATGCTTGTAGATTTGAGTTATCAGCAACGATGCCCAATCTCAATGCAAAACCTCTACACAGTACCCTACACATTTGACTTTCTTGTAAAGCCGTACATGAGACTCACAAACGATTGTTCCTGTAAATACTAAAAACACTATAAAATGGATTGCGATATTTTGAAAATTGTCAGAGGGAATGACTTTACAACCCGCATGACTATAATTGCAGTCGATCCTGCTGGCAAGGTGATAGATGACTTTAGCCTTGCTGCTTCGACAAACATTGTTGTAAAATACACTCGCGCAGATGTTGCCACTCCCATTGAGGAATACGATATCAATGGAAACGATATCACTATACAATGGAGTGACTTGAATCTTGGCAGCTATGGCTTTGAAATTACAGGAGAGTTCGATGGTGAAGCATGGAGATATGCAGCTCGCATTCTCTTTAGCATAGTTGCAGACAATGCAAGTGCAAACATCCCAGAAGGATATCTTGTGGATGGTGTCTTTGTGATGAACAAATGGCTTCGATTGCTTGCGGTTGGAAGTGTTCATAATGGTTACACCTATACGCCATCAGTTTCTCAAGCTGGCATCATATCTTGGACTAACGATGGTGGTTTGCCAAATCCAGAGCCTGTAAACATCAAAGGCCCGCAAGGCCCGCAAGGCCCGCAAGGGGAGCCAGGAAGCGATGCGGATGTAACCGCAGAGAATATTGCATCCGCGTTAGGCTACACTCCGCAAGCGCAACTTGTAAGCGGTACAAACATTAAAACCATCAACAATCAGTCGCTTCTTGGTAGTGGGAACATTGAAATTCAAGGTGGTGGTGCAGTTGATAGTGTAAATGGCAAGACTGGTGTTGTGGTATTAAATGCGAGTGATGTAGGGGCTTATGAGTTGCCAGAAACAGGAATACCAGCCGCAGATTTAGCAACATCTGTACAAACCTCTCTTGGTCTCGCTAATTCTGCTATACAACAAATAAAGACCATCAATGGGAACAGCCTTTTAGGTAGTGGGAACATTGAAATTCAAGGTGGTGGTGCAGTTGATAGTGTAAATGGCAAGACTGGTGTTGTGGTATTAAATGCGAGTGATGTAGGGGCTTATGAGTTGCCAGAAACAGGAATACCAGCCG